CCAATTACTTCCTCTGCTCTTAAATATGTCAGGCCAATAAGTGTGCCATCCATGGTAATAGCCCAGATAATTGATAACGGCTCCTGCTGGTAGGCCATTTCAAAAATACCGCTTTCGGTTATATGTTCGGCAAGCTGAGTCATATCTGGGGCAACATATCCATCGCTTTCAAAATTATAAGTAAATTCTCTTATCTTTCTGCCGGCTCTTTGCACAAATAATGTAGATTGGCCTATAGTTACCGGCATGATGTCATCGCATCCAAATGTTGTTTGCTGCTTTGCAATAACATTCGTAGGCGTTATTGGCGTGCCTGTATTTTCGGGACCGAGCCGCCATTCGTTTCCCGCAGTGCCAAGGATAAGGTAATCCCTTGGTTCAATCCACCGAATGACATTAACCTGACGACCTGCCAGAGTAAACGAGATTGAATCGGAATCATCTGCCCCTGGCGTAAAGTTTTCATAATCGCCAACAACAGAACCCCATGTTGACTCATTTCTGACAAGACAAAACCTGTCCTCAAAGAATGTTCCTGCGGTAGGATAGCCTTCGGTGGCTGTCCATACATTGCTTTCTAATGTCCATGATGTCGAGGCGGTTATTGTAGACAGTTCTTTTCGGATTTCGCCTTTAATCTGTATTGCAGAAACATATTGAGTTATCTTGATAAAACCATTGTTAATACTGATATATTTACCTACATCCGTGCTTCTGAATAGGCTTGACGATGCTACTATGGTTGATTTTTTGACATAGCTGTTATTAGGAGAACCGAGCGGACTCTTGCTGTCCGGGTCTGCGCCGTCTGAAAGACGGACATATATCGTATTATACCCAAGGGTATCGTTGTTACCCCAGCCCCATTGAACGATACCAAGTGTCCCGAGGCTTCCTTCGACAGCCTGAACACTATTAAGATAAACCCTATCGGGTTTTGTGGAGCTGTAAAAGGGGGCTGTATTCTTGAGATAGTATTCATTTGTGCCTGAACCAGAAACGTTCCAATGGTTAGAGTCTTCCTCAAGAAGATTGGTAAATGTTTCACTTCCAGCAGTGCTATCCAACGCAACTATGGCGCCTACCGGTGATTTTATAGATGGTGTAAGGCTGCCATTTGGACTACCTTGTATTTCCCATAAACCTGCTGCAATCGGGTCTGTGCTTGTAAAGTCATCTATGATTGCGCATGTAACAACTGTCCCGGATGTATATGCAATTATAGAAGCCCGTCCAGCGCCGGATTGTATTACCCTGCCAACATCGCCGGAGAGAAATACTGACGATCCTGCCGTAAAAGTAACCGAGTCTCCGGTTGTCGCCGATGGAGTAAGTGTTGCATTCGGTTCGATAGGGACTTCATCAACTGCCGGAGGATTGAAGTTAATAGTCGAAAGCGTCCATGAAGTATCCCCTGCCCGTGATAATTTACGTGTCGCATAATTCGGGTGAAAGAGATAGAGAACATCCGCAGACTGGCAATATTTAATATAATCAATATCTGTTGTAGCATAAGGCGATGTTACCTCATATATCTCCGCAGCTGTTCCACCTGATGTATAGGTGGTATAACTGGAGCTATTTACCCCAGATAATTCAAAGGTGTTTGCACCAACATTAACATTGGCTACGGTAAATTCTCTATTGTTGACTTCTATCATGCCTGCAACCCCGGATATAATAACCCTGTCTCCATTGGCATAGGTATCAGAACCTGAATAGGTAACAACGGCTGGATTGGCTTTGCTTATGTTGGTGATATTCTGTGCAGTCTTAGTGATGATTCCCTGATTTTTATAAAATCTTATATATGTATTGCCAAACTCAAGCTGATATGCCTGTTCAACTGAAAATTCAAAAGGGATGAGTCTGGAATATCCATTATCTTTGGTCTGATGTATGTAGCGGAACCCCGGCCTATATTGAGCAGGTCCGTGAGGATAGAGTAAAAAGTTTTCTAGTTTATAAACCGAGTTGACGTATTTTTGGAGGTCAACTCTGCCTTCAAGAAGCGGACTCCATTCCCCGCCAGTAAAGTTTGTCTGAAGGAAATGTCCTTTTGCCATTTATCGGCCTTCTTTCTGCCATGAATAATTGCCTTTACTCAATTCCTGTTCATCCTTATGCCGTCTTGGATTCCCTTCAATGGCATTAAGCACGTATGCCTGCGGAATCCATATTTTGCGCAGTTCTTCCAAAAAAGCAGCTTTCATGCTTTTATCCTGCGCAAGTTTTGGCGCAAGTTCAGCCGCAAGTCTTATGGCAAGGCAATTCGCAAAAGCAGGATTGAATTTGGATATATCTGTTACTCTTGAGATATATCGGATTTCTACCGTTTCGTCATTAGTCAGAAATTCCCCATTTTCAATAACCCAATCAGCATCAGAACCATAGAGCTCCCATACCCTTAAACAGTCGCCTGGCAAGGTATATTTATAGTCGAACTCAAAGGCAGGGGTATCAACCAGATATGCGCCTAAATCAATCCGTTTCAGGGCAAAATTCCATGGATGGGAATAAAGCATTTCGTCAACCATCATGTCCCATAAGATTTTACATGCTCGCGCCTCTGCTGTGGCATCATTAATAGTGGTAATAGCTACATCTCCAAACTTAAGCAGGGCAAGATTGCAAATCTGGACTTGTGAGGGCATGGATTATCTTCCTCCCTTTTCCTTCCTTAATGTGATTTTTGTCTGTCTGAGCCGTGTTATCCCCCATCGGTTATCATAACTGCCGTCCATGTCTTTAATTTCTTGCCGTAACTGTTCTATCTCTTTTACATCTGCCTTCTCATCATTTTGCTTTGAAACTTCAACAGATTCGCTTCCGAGTCTGAAATGATGGGGAGGGTCAATTCTGCCGGTTCCCCTGCATTTAAGACATAGCTTCTTTGCTCCCTCAACAATCTTTCCGCCACAGGCAGAACATGGCACAACCTCACGGGTATAATCAATCTTTTCGCCTGTTTTGAAAAGAGCATTTCCGTAATAACAGTCTCGTTTAGCAATGTAAATCATATCTAATCCTCCTTTTTCATGTTGTCTACTGTTCTATCTGCCCATGCACGGCTGGCTTTCCTGTTAACTGATACATTCCCCTTAAAAGAGGGCGGGGCATTTAACCCCGCCCATCCTTAGCCGTCATTGTTCCCTATATTGCAGGCCCAATCCAAGCAGTAACCTTACCTGTGGAAAGGTCTTGCGTGGCTATGTTGGTTGACATGCCAAGATACCGGCTGAGCGGCATTGCCGGAAGCGGAATACTAAACAACTTCGTTCCGTCCGGATGTTCAGTCGGCGTGTTTTCTGTCACGGCAAATTCCAGAATCTGCCGTCCTCCAGTTGTCGGTGTTGTATCCGAATCGTCAAACAACCGGAAAGTTACAACTGAACCATCAACAGCCGCCAACATATTTTCATCCTCAACCACGCAATTCCAGCACATCTTTCCGCTCATTATTGACTGCTGCAAAGAAGCGTCCTTGTGGTTGACAAGAGCGCCGGTATCAATAACATTGGTAGATACGGTTGTGGTTGTGGCTACGCCTGCGATACTCTGTGCTTCGCATAATACTAACTCTGAGTCCATTATAGGCATTGTATTTCCCTCCTTTTACTTTTTTATCTTTCTTTTATCTATGATATTGCAGTCTCAGTGTTCAGGAGAATCCGCTTGTCAATCATGCGGACAGGAATACCCTGAAACTTAAGAAACGGTGTTCCGCCTAACCCTGCTTCAACAGTCCAGTTGACATTAGTTTTGTCCTTCAAGGCAATCTCTGCCTGTGTCTTGATGGTCTGGTTGCAGTAAATCTTTGTGCCGGGGCCTGTTTCCATCTCGTTTAAAAGCGCAATCATGTCATCCTCGTCAAAAAGATTGGTTGCACCGGCAGTCTCTATATTGGCAACCCTGCCTATTGCCCTGGGGTCTCTTATTACCAGCCCGCATTTCACCTGAAAATGGTCTCTGTAGCCCTGATACTGCGAGGTAGCCGGGGCGGCAGTTGTTGCGTCTGTGATAGTTACTACCCCAAGATCCTCATGCTTAATCCCAAGTGTCGGACTGTTTTTGGGATAACATAGGAAAGCCTTAAGCTTGTCCCATGTAACCACAAAGATGCTGGTCGTATCCGAGCCAGTCCCTCCCGCGCCAAAGACAAACTCGCTGTCAATGGTTGCAAGCCGGGGAGCCAGACCGTGCATCTTGTCAGGGTCGGCATTTGCATTGCCATACAGGATGGTGCTTACAAGGGTCTGCCCAAGCCCCTCAATAAATGCCCCTGCCTCGTCCATTCTCGACTGAGCAGGTGAGGGCATATTGTCAATATACTCCTTGTCATACTCGGCATAACTCTCCAACATACCGATAACATCCAACACCTCTGTGGTGCGGGATACCTCGGTTGCAACGCCTGTGTTCATCTTCCTCCATGTGCCTGTCGGCAAATTCCCTCGTCTAAGGGTTTTGTTCGTCCAGACATCGTTGCTTGGCACCCATGGCGCATCGGTTAAAATATCCCCCATCTTACGGTTAAGATATTCAACGATTGTGGATAGCTTGCCATCCGGGTCTATTCTTTTAGCCTGTTCTAACAGGCCGTATTTACTTACCAGTGTAGCCATCTGCGTTTTCCTCCCTTTTTAGATTTATCCTGCCATAGAAGGGAACATCGTTTTAGCCTTGTCTTCATCAGACAATTCTCCAAAACCCTTATCTCCGCTAGAATGAGCCGAATCGTCCATAATAGCCTGCCCGATTTTATGGAAGAGTTTAAGAAATGCAGGATGATTGCCAAGTTTCACATTGCCTATCTTTGCGGTTTCAAGCAGTGTTTCAGCATCTTTAACATCCTTGCTGAATGTCTTAAAACCACGGATAGCAATCTCCTCATTTGTCTTGTATGTATCGCCCTTCCACTCGTCTTTCAGGCTGTTGATTGAGTCTTGCAGTTCTTTCTCATCTGCC